TTAATGTAACTGTTTTACCATTCATATTTGAACTAAAAAATATTTTTCCATCTACTGGATCAATAAAGAAAAATCCATTTTCTTGTGCAAATTCTGGTTCAATTCCATATCTTTGACCTTGATTATATCTCCAGTCAATATCTGTATCATCATCTACTCTAGATGCGTTAGATGCTGTAACACCACTTCTATCTTTATATTTATTCCATGTATCTGAAGGTATACCTTTAAGCAATTCACCATCAGTATCATCAAATAAATAATTACCATCATCATCTTGTAACAACGTTGTAGGGTTGCTTGTTTTTCTTTGTGGATATAACATTCTTTCTAATCCACTTCCATCTAACCAAGTTAATTTAATATAATTTATATAATCATGTGGTAATATCATGGTTAATGATGGTGGAATTTCAATTTCTTGAGATTTTTCAGATCGTAAAATATCATAACTTAATTCAGCTAAACCTCTTTGTGCATGAAAAGATATATCTGCTTTTCTTACTTTAGGTATTATTTTATCTTCACCAACATATGAAATTAAAAAATTATTTACAATATCACGAATGCTTACATATTGATAATTTCCATAATTTTCTTTAGCAGCTCTTTCTTTCACTGTTAATGTAGCACCATCAATTGGAGCAAACGTAGTTTCAAGTAAAACTGTTTCATTACCTGTTCTACCACTAAATGTCAATACACTTGATGCTGTAACATAGTCATAATTGACAGTATCAATTTCCACACCATTTATAAAAACCCTTATATCAGTTTTTGCTAAACTAGTTAATGTTGGAAAGTATACATCTGTTAAAGTAAATGTTGTAATTACCCCATTAGGATTAGTACTCCATTTACTTTGACTTTGATTGTAATATGATTCTTGTGTTCTTGTACCTAGTAATCCCATTTATTTATATTTTTTCTTGTTGTGTATTTTCAGTTTCTTCTTTATCAGCTATTTGATATAAACCTGCGTCTTTCATTTCAATTCCAGATAATTCTAATATTTTTAAAATTAATTTTGTTTCTTCAGAAGGATGTAATTCAAAATTTACACTTGTAGAAGCGTTATATAATGCTTCATTATTAACCATTGTAAATCCCCATTTAACATCACTAGGAGTTTTAACATAATTACAAACAACACCTGTTGATAATGAAAATAAAGTTCTAGGATACAAATCTATTGTTGTATCAGTTAATCTAACATAATAAGGTTTATTTGATGTTGCCCGAGTTAAAGGAGATAACTCCATGTTGTCTATTTCATTTTGTTTTATTTCTTCTATTTCTAACAAAAATGTAGACGCTGATGATCCTGTAGCAGTTGCTTTATTATAAAAAACCTTACCAAGTCTATATAATGCAGGATCACTTGGTAATGTTCCTAAACTACCTAAATTAACAGATAGTGATTTTTTCCATTGTTGAAATGGTACTATTTTTTCTTGTAAATTATCTAATATATTAGAATATTCATCGCTATTTCCTGGTGTTCGACCAAATTGATTTATATCATAAAAATATTGCTCAAAAATATCCATTTGTGCATGGTTTGCAAATACATTAAATTCTTGAGGTGTAACATAGCCCCTTTGTTCTTTATTTGCAATAGCTAATACCCTTTGATAAACTCTATTTATATTTACTGCCATAATTTCTTTTTTTATAGTAATGGTCACCCATAGGATGACCATCCTATAAAGTGATTAATTATTTTAATCTTTTTTCTAAGTTTTTATAAACTTCTAATCCTTCATCGGTTTTAAACCAAGAAGCTAATGCTGAATATGGATGTTCATCATATGGAACTGTCATGACTTTTCTATCTGTATCTTTCCATGTAAAATACCTATTGTCAACTGAGAGATTCAATAATCCGCTCTCAACAGCTTTAATTCCCATATTTCTCAAATGAACGTTATCATCATTAACTAATTCTAAAAATAATTTAGGATTGTGTCTAGAATATAACAAAACATCACGTTTGATTTCTTTAGATGTTAAATTACTAACATTGCTACCTTGCTCAACGCGCAATACTGCTTCTGCTGTATCAATATCTAAATTTCTAGCAACATTTAATGCTTCTATTTCTAGTTCAATATCAACTAACTCATCTTTCGCGATAGTAACAGGATTATGTTCTTCAAACACTCTGTTTCTGTCTGGATGATAAAGTGATAGTAATTTTTGTAGTGTTACTTTTTCTTTTGGTACATACAATATACCATCTTCAAACACTATATGACCTAATCGAGAATCACCTTTGAATTCATCAACAAATGGTGTTCTTTGATTAAGTGTAAATTTCAACTCCCTTTCGTATCCTTTAATTTCATCAAAGTAATATATACCTCTTGATCTTACTGTATACGTTAGTGGAGAAAGACCTCGCTTTAATTTATATGTGCGATCTTGTATTTTCCATCCATCTTCTAGATGTGGTGTAGTAACTTTTTTCTTCTTAGTTACCACCTCTTTTTTTATTTGTGGTTCTACAACCACTTCTTTTTTTGCTTTTGCCATAATATAATATAATTAAATAGTTAAAAAAATAAAGTGCTAGGTGCCGAAGCACCTAACTCTCTATATAATAATGTTAGTTAAGTAACATGAAGTTATTAGCTCCTTGTACTATTAAACATCTTTCTGATAAGAAATGAATCTCCATTGCATCAAGTTCTGAAGTGATGTTTCCACCAACTGAACCAGTGATCCAAGTTTTGAGTTTTCTATTATCAATGTTTGACGCTCTATATCGAACGTGTAAGAATGGACGTCTTAGATTTCTACCTAATACTTCATCATAAACAGATGAAACACCAGCTGGAATAAGAACACCTCTTACAGTTCCTTCGCCACCTACTTTGTTAAATGCTGTTTGACCTCTTAAGGTTGCATCATTTAAGTATTTCCAGTCAGTTTTATAGAAGTCATAAGAACCTCTTCTGAAACCAGCGAAACCTAAATTAAGTGCCATATCTTCAGAGTTATTAAATACCCCGTAAGATGTACCACCTGAACCATAAGAATTCTGAGCTGCTAACATATCATCAATTGCTAACGATACGTCTCTATTAACATAAAGCATGTATTCTTCAATTGCACCTTGCTCATCGAATTTTTTGAGTATTTCATCAAAAGATCCTAAATCGTCAGACGCTGAAGTACCACCAATACCAGAAGTATAATGACCTCTAGATTTGATAGCTGCAAATAAACCTTCGGAACCTGTTTCGTCACCAGCTGATCCCAATGTGGAATCAATTATTGATTCTGCTGCTACACCTTTTTCCGATTCTACCATTGCCATTTCTAATGAATCATTAAATCTCGCTCTAGTATCAGATTCTGCTTTTAAGTACCATAAGTACCCGCTTGCGCCTTCTTCACTTGCTACTTCTACCCAACCAATTCTTGAAGTGTCAGATCCAGAAACTGCATACTTGTCCTTCAATATAATTGGTTTGTTAGTATAAGATTTGAATTCTGGTTGAACTGGATCGCCTTGCATTCCATTTTGACCTTTTATAAATTCAGATCCATAAGCAAATAATCTAATATTTGCACTTGTGTTATCGAAACCAGCGGTTGCGATGTCTGCCCAAGTATCCGCATAAGGGACTACTGTACATGTTGTATTTGTACCTGCGTTTGAAACATAGGCCTTAACTACGTAAGGACTAGCTGCGCCATCAGATATTACAACAGTTTGACCTATTCTTAACGAATGTCCATTTGCTGTAAAACTAGCTGTGTCGGTTGTACCAACCACACCGCTAATAGTAACCACACCTGTAGTGGTATTTACACCAGTTGATTTGTAAGATAGATGTAATCTACCTTGTTCTGACCAAATTACTTGGTCTGAAGCCATCGATTCTTCCGCACCAACTTGATTTAAGAAACCAGCTATAGTTCTTTTTCCAAAAACTTCTGCTTCCTTTTCTATAAGATCAGGTAAATATTGCTGAGCCCATGTGGTATCAGTAACAGTTCCACCTGTTCCGTGAAAATCAAGATAGTTTGTAGCAATCGCGGCCTGTATCGGGGAAGGAGTCGCATTTAGACTCGACCCCGCTGTTGGAGTTATTGCTGCCATTTTTAATTATTATTTATTTGTTAAATTTGTTTGTTTTCCAACGAATCCCAGATGTGCTATTAGGTTCAACAACTCTTACTTTTACTCCACTAGTTTCTATTTCACCAAGACCTTGTCTAGGTTCCATATTTATGTTTTTGGCTTTTGATATATTATCTTTAATACCATCGGCTTTACCTTGTTCATAAAAGTGAGATGCAATTGAATCCGCATTCATAGCTGTAAATATTGATTTATGATAACCCATAGCGTCTTGCATCATATTTCTTTTATCAAGAAATTTTGATACAAAATTATTTATATCACTTTGAGTATTCTTAACCGCGTTCGCGTCTTTCACATTAATTCTAAATCTTTTATCCCCAACATTATATTCAAAACCTTTGAATTTGTCAGTAAAAACATTATTTGTTTTATTTAAAAAATTAGTTTTCTGTTCAGAAGCGGCTTTATCATTTACTTCTCTATCCTCGTTGTATCTATTAAAGAAATCTATGGCTTTTTGCTGTTCGGGACTTAACTTAGACCCGGCCTTAATTTCCGCATAGTATTTAGACTTTAACCCGTCTACTTGGGTTCTAGCGTTGGCAACTTGCTCTTTAAACGCTAATTTCTTTCGTTTTATATCCTTTGGATCATCTAATTCCGCATCATAAGTGAAACTATCTTCAATTAAGAAATCTATTTCTTCACTATTTAAATGTGGTTTTGATTGTCTATAGTATTCTCTTAACATAGCTGTATCATCATACTTGCTATAGTCTTGATTTAACTTAACATAATCCTCGAGATCACCACCAGTTTCATCCATAAAGTCTATAACTTTTTGAATATTTTCTGGTAATTTTTGACCAGTTTGTTCTGATTTTTCTACAGCTTCATCAACCACACTTTCAATTGCTTCAACTTTATCCACAACTTCCTCATCCTTCTTCTCATCTGTAATTTCCTCCAAAACTGGTTTTTCAGTTTCTTTTTCTTCAACCTTTTTTTCTTCCACTTTCTCTTGAACCTCTTCAATAACTTTATCATTATCTTCTTTTTTAGGTTGCTCTTCTGTAGTTTTTTGTTCTACAGTTTCTTTTATAGGTTGATCAAGATTAACCTTAATCACCTTATCATCACCACCTAAATTTTTCATAGGAGGTTTTTGAACTTTGACTTTTACCTCCTCGCCTTGAGGAGCTTCATCTTGTTTTGTTATTACTTTTGCCATAATATAATATTATATAATTAATTAAACATAAATGTACTCTCGTACAATTTCTTATTTTCCTATGTATGCTATAATTGTTCCGCCAGCTACATCTATTTCAGTATATCTACCGTAAATAGTTACTCCAGCAGGAAAACTATTACTATCATCTAACTCAACACCACCAGATCCTTCCAATATTGTTTCAGCACCATCAGCTAAATCACCAGCTGCATGATCTGTATTAGCATAATTATTTTCATTTTCTGCAACTAAACCACCAGCTGCATCAAATGTTGCTGCGGCTAACACAGTAAATCCAATAAATACGTGACCCGTAGGTGGTTTGATAGCGGATCCACCATCTGTACACACTGATCCCATAATACTACCAGTCCAATCATTTCTTACTATTGCCATTTTATTATTTATTTATTTGTTAAACATATTATCTTGGTTCAAACATACCCGTATCAATGCTTCCACTAAGTATATCATTACCTGCGGATTCAAATGCTTTAGGCGGTTTGTTATTTTTACGTTGGTCTATTAATTCAGATTGTTGCGATGCTTGAATACGTGTTCTCTCATCTTTACGATCTTCTTTATTGGTTTCTTTTGCTTTTAATGTATCAAGTTCCATTTGTTTTAATCGCATGTTAATTTGAAACTCATGGTTCATTAAATCTTTTTTCAACATTGCTTCAGCTTGCATCTTTTGTGCTTCAAGTTGAGCTTCAACATGTTCTAATTGAGCTTTTTGTTGTGTAATTGCTTGGTTTTTTTGAACTTCAGCTTGAGCGGCAACTTGTTGTGCTTGTGCGTTTGCTTGTGCTTGCACTTGAATATTTCTTTCTGCCATTTGTTGATCGAAAGCAATTTTCTTTTGTCGTCTTAGTTTTAACAATTGATTAGCTAATTTTAAATTTTTAATTTCCCTAACATCAATAGCATCTTCTAATTCAATATTGTTTTTTGATAAAGCTTGTTGTATATTATTTTCAAGCATTGCTTTTTCTTCTTCATCAGGAGCTAATTCAATAAATATACCAAAATCATGTAAATGTAAGTTTTT